ATTAAATGATTATAAAGTGAATGGGGCAGAACAAAATCGAACTGCAAAACAAATTATCAATACCAAAACTTCAACTCCTACGGTAATTCAACCCCAACCTAAACCAATAAATAAAACCACAATGGCTAAGAAAAGAATATTAATTGCAATACCTACAGCTCGTAATATCGAGCCAGATACATTTAAAAGTATCTACGATCTTGAAGTTCCTGAAGGATATGAAACATATTTTCAATATTTCTTTGGTTATAATATCGATCAAGTTAGAAACTTAATTGCACATTGGGTAGTGAATGGTTTTGATTATCTATTCAGTGTGGACAGCGATATTGCCTTCGAACCGGACACTTTACGTAAATTGCTTAGTTACGATGTTGACATGGTTTCGGGACTATACATTCAACGTAAGCCCGGCGAACATATCTTAGAAGTATACGAGAATAATGGTAGAGGTGGTGTAGTTAATATTCCCTACGAAAAGATTGCCGGACGCGGGTTAGTTGAAATTGCCAGTTGCGGTTTTGGTTGTGTCTTGGTTAAAGCCGAAGTGATGAGGGCTATACCATACCCTCATTTCAAATATCATAGCGCCATTGATCATCGTAATACTGTATCCGAAGATGTAGATTTTTGTCGTAAAGCCACTAATCTTGGATTTAAAATTTATGCCGACACTTCTATTAGATGTCGACACATCGGACAATATACATTTGAAGTTCGCGAACTTCCAAAAAGAGTAGAACCATTGACACCGGCTGCTCCAAAAGAATTGGCTTATCTCGCTCATATGAGAAAGATTTATCATGAGAGACATATACCACAGGCTCATTACGACTATATTAATACAATGAATATTGAACCGATGGTGATTTACGATATCGGAGCCAATGTATTAGAATGGTCTAGAATGGTAAAAACAAAATGGCCCAACTCACGTTGTATCGCGTTTGAAGCAATGAGCGAAGTTAAAACAATTTACAATGAAAACGAATTTGAATATCAACTTGGGGTATTAACTGACCAAGATAACAAAAAAATTAAATTTTATCAAAATTTAGAATTGACTTGGGGCAATAGTTATTACTTAGAGGATGAAAAATTAGCCTTGGGTGGTCGTGCTTTTGGAGAAGAACACGCAGTAGAAAAAATAGGTATGACCTTGGATACAGTAGTTCGTGAAAATCATTATCCTTACCCGGATTTAATTAAACTGGATGTTCAAGGTGCCGAACTTGATGTTCTTAAAGGAGCTAAAGAATGTCTTCAACATTGCCGAGATATTATAGTTGAACTACAACATTCTGAATACAATATAGGCAGCCCCCTCAAAGACGAAGTCATCGAATATTTGAACAGTATAGGATTCCAATTAGAATCTACTATTTGTACCGGCAAGCACGATGGGGATTATCATTTTCGTCGAGCTCGGCGACCCGAAAAAGCGTATATTCTCAGAACCACAGATCCTCGTAGTATAGCCTATTCGGAGCAATGTGCTCAAAGCTGTGAAAGAATTGGTTTACCTTATGAATTTGTTCAAGGGCTAGAAAACGTTTCGCAAGATCAATTATGGTCCAAAATGCCTTGGCCGGTAAAAGTGCACCATCAAATGAAAGACGCTGCCGCTTGTGCCACAGCCAGTCATTTTTTGATTTGGCAGTTAATTGCCGATCGTCGTGAATGTGCCATAGTACTCGAACACGACAGTTTGATGTTACATCCTATCGATCTCGAAATACCCGACGAACAAATTGTAGCGTTAGGATACAAGTACAAAAATTACAATGATTACGACTACCAAAAAGCCGGGCCTCCGACGCAGATTAAAACAGTTCGCAGACACAGTGGTGCTCACGCTTATTGTATCACAGATAAAACTGCACAATTACTTTTAGCTGAAATACAAGCCCGTGGGGTGCTGAATGCTGTAGATAATTTTTATTTTATGCGTATAAATGATCCAGGCGATACAGCCTCGGTGATACCATTGGGTATAATGTTACCAACTCCGTCTATTTGTTGGCTAAGGGAAAGCACAATTTGGGAAGGTGGACCTAGTACACTAAATTATGACGTAGATGAAACCTTTATTCGACATTTAAAACCACAGGAAGAACTATAAATACAGTAAAGGTGTGAAAATGAAATTTAAAGAATACGTTTCGTACACGTTTAACAAGGGAAAATTAGATGTGTTTGAGCACGGTAGACACATGATTTCTCAACCGTTTCACAGTGAAACCGGTGACCCATTTCGGGATGTGGATCAAGCCTTAGCTTGGTTAGTTAAATACTATCCCGAATTATTTGTGACCACTGAGTAAAGATTCTACTGTAGATAACTTTTCGATTACTTCTTCGAATTGTATAGTTCTGTATACCCCAGGATGCAATGGTTTAGGATAGTCATTTATTTTACACCAAGCGTAACCACGATGCTCGTGGTTTAAATCGGGGATAAATTCTTCTTCGACTGGAATTAGGAATGTATGATAGCAAAATTTACCATTCTCGCTGGTAAATTTTTCTATAGGATACAGTTTACATCCCGGAATAGCACCACCTAATTCTTCTTCGATTTCACGCAGTAATCCGTCGGATACGGTTTCACCGGGGTCTAATTTGCCCCCGGGCAAGCCCCACATATTCGGATACTTGACTCCATTACGTAATAAAAACAAATATCTTTGTGTTTTAGTGCAATAAATTAGTGCACCAGTGCTGGCAATCAAAGATTCAAACTCCACTGTGAACTATCGTAACGACCTTCGACACTTTTGGACCAATTACCATCGACAAATTTATATTGTGTACCGGTGTTAAGATTAGTAACATATTGTACACTAAATTCTGTAGTACTGTCAAAACTGACGCTCCAATAAGTTCCATTAAACTCTACAATATCATTTGCCTGAGCTATCAATTGTGGAGCGCCATCGGCATTCCACGCTGGCGAAAATTCAAGATTAATATCGGAGCCAATTGGGTGTGTAATCAAATATCTAGTTCCGATAGCAGGATTTAGCAAATGGCTATCCACGTCAACATTTTGCGGGTTAATGATAGCATTGATTGGCGGCAAGGTGTTAGCTGGAATAGTATCAACGAATGGAGTATATAATAACAATGATTGATCTGTGGGATGCAGTGCAATAGTCCCTACCACTTCTACTCCACCTTCCTGAAGTAATCGAACAGTACTAAGACCGTTGCGAATAGTACCATACAGATTAATTAAACCATCCCAACTATGACTCATTTTTAGTATATTTTCTAAAGTCAATAAATTAGTGGATGCATCAAGATCGTTGGTTTTTAATAATTTTAATGTATTTCCTTGGTATAAAACAGTATAGTTTTCAAATGTGTAATGTTTTTGAAATAGTGTATCTCCGGGATCATTGATATTTCCATCGGGATCATAAACATTAGCCAGTATACGGCTCACTACACCTAATTGTTTAACTTTAGCTGGGGCCGAAACCCATATGGGCAAGCTGAAAGTCAAGCTGGCAATATCAATTGTTTCCTCGGTACTGGCCGGTACACTACGATTAGTCCAGCTAATATCTGTCAATAGTACATAACTCAAGCTGGTCCAATCGATATAGTTGTCGGTGCTTTGAATTTCTAATGCTGGATTGAACATAATCATAATTTGTTCCAGCAACATAAGTTTTTGTTCAGTATTACTGGTCCAAACGTCGACTTTAAGTTCCAATGTATAAGGAACTGGCATTAATCGTTCGATGGTATAAGCACCACCTTGCTGATTAGTATAGGTTTCGGACTCATCGTCGTAGGCACGAGTTCTAATATTCAGTTTGCTTACGTGAAAGGGTTCTTGAACACGATCTCTATCGTAGGTAACACCACTGATATGTACAGCCATAGCCGGTACTGCTTTAATAGTATTTTCGCTATTACTGCGTAATATTTGACTGGCCTGTCTACTGGCATCGGCATAGATCACAGGAACACGCTGGTAAACAGCATTGCCGTCATCGTCGTTGCTCAACTTAACTTGAAAATTACTCATTATTCGGATGAATTGAGTAAGAAATCTTCTTATTTGTCGATCGTAAAAAAAAGTTGTATAGCTCATTAGTTATCCGCTTTTGGTCTTAGTGCTTGACTTAATCCTTGTCGCTCATTACTGTTGGTATTATTTACAAAAGTACTGCGTAATGTTCGATTATTTGGTCCTGGTGTGAGATTAGTTCTTTGAGCATCTTCTACTTTAACCCAACGGCGTCCGTCGTATCTAAATAATCTATTGGGCAAATAGTCGACTCTTAGACAGTAATCTCCGGCCATCGGTTCAGACGGGAAACTAATTCCGCTATTCACAGGTAACCCGTTTGGAGTCAGACCGTCCCCAGTTAGCCAACCTTGAACTTTTTTGTCTGGAGTAATCAGTGCTTGATCCGCAGTTACAGTGCCGGCA